CACCCCCGCCCCCCCCGCCTGCGGCAGCAATAGTGATTGCACCATCAGCGTTTGTAATAGTTACGTTGCTACCAGCGGTTAGTGTCGCTACGGCTGGACCACTACTACCACCTATAAGTAACGATCCGTCTGTTGTCATAGCGGCAGCAGCTAGCGTATCTGTCCCGCTATCCTGCGTGATAATTACAGCCTTGTCTGTAAACGAAGTTGCGTTAGTTCCGCCCTTTGAAACTGGCACAGTATCAGTAAGAGTAGACCCAGCAGCGGGAACAGTAATTGCAGCGGTCCCGTCAAAATCCACGCCATTGATTGCCCTTGCTGTGGCAAGTGCTGTAGCTGTGCCAGCGTTGCCTGACGTATTCAAGTCAGAGGCAACGACAAAATCCATATTGTTGCTAGCATCATCATAAGTTACAGTGATGCCCGTTTTTGTTCCTCCAGTAGCGACTAAAGCCCCAGCTATATCCTGAACCTGCTCAGTGGTTAGCTGAGTGTCAGTGTTAGTGACCGTATTGGTAAACGTAATCTTGTCCCCGTCTCTAGCAATGCTTAGCCCTGTGCCTGCCTCTAGAACGATATCGTCTGTATCCGCCCCAGCAGCACCGCTTTGAGTTAACCTGATCTTTTCTTCATCAGAGTTATCTCCATCTACGCATGATATAGCGTAACTGTTCTGAGTATTCGTGTCTGAAGTTTGAGCAACCCAGTCTAAGTTGCCGCTGCCGTCAGTCTTTAAAACTTCATTTGCACTGCCATCTGTGTTTGGAAGTGTTAACGTATAGGAAGCACTAGCAGAGTGAGGAGGCCCCTTAAGCGTAACGCCATGAGTGTTTACTTCGCAGTTTAAAACAAACTGACCAGCACCCTTGTCGGAGTTACCCTTGAATACAACCTTACCCGTCCCATTAGGATCTAAATCAATATCTGCATTAGAGGTGCTAACAATGTCATTTCCGTTTACATCAAGGTTGCCACCTAGCTGAGGAGAGTCATCTAAAGAGATGTCGCTCCCTCCGTCAGCGCCAGCTGGTCCTGTAGCACCTGTAGCACCCGTAGCACCTGTAGCCCCAGCATCACCCGTATCTCCTTTGATGCCTTTCTCTGTTACCGTGACAGAGTTGGAAGTTGGAGCCGTAATCGTTACCGAAGTGCTCCCCGATGCTGCTGTAACTGTTATAGCCATATTACCTGGAGATGTCTTCGTTTACAGTAAATGAACCTCTTAGTATAGTGGTTACCACCTCACTAACTTTTTGTTGAATATCGTAAGTAAAAGAACCAACAGGCAGTTCCTTCATTGTATCCGCTGAAGCTGTAACAGTAACCACACCAGAAGTAGTGCCGTCGCTAAAAACAAACCCATTACTTAGTTTCGATCTTTGTTCTTCGCTTAAAGCCTTGGCGTTTGAAGTCGAAGAAGAAAGGCTGCTAGAAGCAATCACTTCCCTTTCAGAAACTCCTGCTCTAGATCGAACGGGATTAGTTTTTACGTCCATTAAAAACTCATATCCAGTCAAATCTAAAGCGACTCCGCTAGAATCATTTAATGTAAGGCTAATGGAAAAGGTATCTCCTCTCCTACAAGTGATATCAAGCTTTTCAGCTACATCTAAGTTTACTTTACTTGCCATGTTATCCTAATAGTGAGTTTACAATATTGTCTACGCTATCCCCCGCCTCTGGAAGCTCCCCTCTGTTTCCTTGACGCTGAGAGAGTAATTTACTTTGCTCAGAAGACTGCTTCTTTACTCTATCGTCCTTCCTGTCTTCTTTTAAAACCTCAAGCTTTTCCTTAAACTCTTGGTCTTCAGTCTTAAATCCAAGGGTAGCCTGAGCCTTGATGATCTCTATTTCCTTCCTAAACTGATGCTTTACCTCCTCTAGCTGCCCTTCAAGCTGGGTCTTAAGCTGCATTTGCTGAGCCTCTAGCTGAGCCTCCATCTGCATTTCTTGCATCTTAGCCTGCGAAGCAGCTTGAGCGGCTTGCTGCGCTGACTGAGCCTGCATCTGTGAGTTTTGAGCAGCCATCTGTTGCTGCTGAGCCATACGCTTCTTACGTCTTACCACCAAAAGCCTTTCAGCCTGGTTGACATCTTTCATGTTTCTAATAGCGATCGCATCTTCGAGGTCTATCTCTTTTTGTTGAATAGCCATTTGAACATTTTGCTCTAAGTATACCTTGTCTTTGTCTTCCATTTCTTTCACCACCTGCACACCGAAGTTATACATAGGGAGATCATTAAACGAAGAAAGAACAGCCATGTTTTCCTTGCCTATAGCATTACTGTATACCTCATGAAGAACAGACTCTTCTGGTATGATTTGCAGGCATTTAACTATGTCTTCACAAACCTTTTTGTAAAGAATCATAGAAGCATTAGTGATGTCGTATATAGCGTTATTACCTGCTGCGATAGCATTCTGCTGAACACCCACCAAGGTATCACCCTTCGGTGTGGAAGCATCCATCATTTCGTTAACGCCTGTAGCATCTCGAATCATTTTTAAATAATGATTGTACAGACCAATCAGTTCGTTGATATTTCGAATACTATTACCTATCTCTCTTACTGGAGGGTTCTGGAATCCTCCCTCTGGGTTTTTACTTCTATAGTAGAATACACCAGTCTGCTCGTAGATATCGTGCAAGTCCAAAGGCTGTAGGTCTCCACCTTTACCTAGCTGCACATTCTCCAATCCCTCGATATCAATAATCAATCCGTCTGGCTTTGCCTTAGCGATAGCCTGCTGAATCTTCAAGTGAGTCAACTGAAGCATATCAGCAAATCCAGTACAGCTTTCTACCATAGACTTCGGCATCATGTCCCGAATGTTGGTAGCCACTGGAGAGTAAGACAACCTAACAGATGATATATCGTGTATATTTTTTGGTACGTTCTTAGATCTTCCGTAATTAAATACGATGTTAGATCCGTTCATGACATACATACCCCCATACACGGTAGCGACATCCATTTTAACTGGATTTCTTTCATATACACTGCCTGGTTTTTCGGAGTATTCAAATCCCTTCATAAAGAAGTTTACGTTACCAAAACGATTCTCCTTCTCTTCAAAATAAATACAGTCAACAGAGATAAATTCGAATTCAAGAACATCTACCATGTACTCGTCATAACCATAGTCAGTCCTTTGAGACAGGTTATTATAGCTGTTTTTACCAAAAGAACTTGGGTTGTTACCGTACTTACCCTTAACAGATTTAGCCAGCTCCTCTAACTGCTCTTCTGTAATCTCACCAGCAGATATTCTTCTTAACTCCTGAATGGAGATAGACTTAACATGACCCGCGTATATCAAGTCTTCAAAAAACGGGTCCTCTGTATGGCTGTGAATAAACGTAGAGGGGTCTACGTAATCAGTCTTAATCCCGTGGTTAGGATCATTAGTTCTTTTAACCACACACATACCTAGAGCAACGAGGTCATTAACGCATCTCCGTAGAGTCCCGTCATTGAAGTTGTTCCAAGAAAGGGTCATGTTAGTTCCTATCTGAGCGGCAATCTCTGCATCAGTTTTGACGTTAGTACCTAAAAGGATCTCAGCCTCCTCCAGAGAGTCTGGAAGCTGATCTGGGTCCTCGCCAATTACCATACCCGTCTGCTGTTTAAGTTGCTGCAATTGTTTTTTTGCCTCAACTTGAATCTCCATCCTTCTTTTCTTGTTGTTCTTTTCGGAAGAAGAAAGAGGATCAATAGCCTCTAAGTTTGGATAAGGATCTTTAGAGAGTATTTTATTTACAACAACCCTAACAAACTTGGGTAGAATAGGAACAGGGGTGTAGTCCATGTTCATTAAGCTTCCGTCTCCATCGTTAGGATTAAGCGAACGAAGAAGCTTCTTATATATGTTGGTGTCTTGAGTACCGTTAGCGTAATCTCGGCTTCTTTCGAATATCGTGTTTCTTCTACCGTAAAGAGATGTAGACTCTTTTATCTTGCCCCACTGGTTTTCAATAGCTTTTGCATACTGCAACCCATAAGACATGCTTTCTTTAGTTGATGCGTCCGCTAGAGGGTTTGGGAAAGAATGCTTGCTATTTTTATCGAGGCTCATAATTTACTTGCATTATGCATATTCTGCAAATATAACAAATCGTCGTTAGACCTTATATTTTCTAAAAAACACCTTTTCCTTAAAGTCAGACTTAGGTTTTTCTTTCTCCTTCTGAGCCGCAAGTAAAGCTAACCCTGAACTAATAGTCAAGTCAAACTTAGTTCGTTTATCTATTTTAAATCCAATCCAATCCTCAAGGGTTTTATTGAAATACATAGCGCCAGTCTCTCCGCTTTCGTGATTTACACCAACGTGATCATGAATATACTTCTCTATAGACTGGGCATGAGACTGTATCACATCCTGGGAGTTAGATGGTATTCCTTTTGTCTTTACGTTTACATGAGAAGAACTACTCATGAGATGCCTAGGCCTATCCATTAGGTATCCATCGTAACCTCTTGACTCAAAGTACCTTACGATACCATACTTATTATTCTCTACAAGCAAAGGATACCCATAATAAAATGCACACATAAGGACATCCTCATAGAATATACTCGCTAGGTCTGGCCTAGATGCATACTCCACAACAAACATGTTAGAGGGGCGGTTCATACTAAACTTATTGTACATATGTAGTGCCCCTTTAGATCCCCTGTTATCGACTGTAGCATCTAAGTCATAGGAGTCAACTCCGCCGCAGCCATAAGAAACAAACGGAGCTATTTTTTTACCTCTTTCTGTTTTTAATATATTTCTTTCAGAGGGGTCAGGCATCCAAGAAACCCTAAACCTACCATTAGGTGTAGGGGAAAAAACAACCTGTTTGTCTTTTTCCTTCCAGGTAAAGTTTCCTGTAACCACAGGGTTAGGATACAGCTCCTCGTTGTGCTCTATCTGCTGGTATATCTTTCCTATATTGAATAAACTGCCCTCAATGCTATCCCTGAATGCTTCATCTTCGGTAAACGGAAACTGTCTGGTAACCTCGTTTAGTTCAGATGGGTTGTCTTTGAAGGATTTGCGTTCATTCTTCAGATAGGTCTTACTACCAATTTCGATGGTATCCCCATCTATACCGTGTATGTGTACGCTTTGGGGTGGGTCTTCTACAACGGCATTGCCATATACATCAAAGAAACCCTCTAGGGCATCATAGGCTGGAATAAATATTCTATAAAGACCTGTCTTTGTCCTATCGTTATTATTTCTTTCGTTAGGATCAGAATCATACCACAGTCCCTTGTATTCCTCACCTCCTTTATTCATGGGGTTTACCGTACTACCCACAATGGCTTTACCTACCACCTTGCGCCCTACGATCAAACAAGTACGCTCAATCCTCCAAGCCTCTCTAATGTCGGTTGGTTTTTCCCACTTACCAGCCTCATCGAGATAAAGCATATGTAGCTTCTCACCGTCATATGCGTTGTTTGTGGTGTTTTTCCAGTTTATCACCGTGTTTAGAGCGTCACCCCTGTGTGACGTTTTGTTGTTTTTAGTGATACGCTTGGATGGCTCACGAAATGCCAGCTCCATTCGGGGGTTGGTGGTACCGTCCTGGATAGGCTTGAAGAAGAATGGGTAGCCCCTAAAAATAGAGACTACTTTTTTCATGAAAATATTCTCTTGCGAGTCTTTACCAGTTTTCGACTGTATGCCAAGAAGCTTCTCTTTAACTTGACTAGCTTCATCCACAAGGACAGCAGAGCATATATTAGTGTAGCCAGAACGACGACACTTAGTATAAAGCTGACCGAAACAACGAGGGTCAGCTTCACAAGCAGCCATGTGCGTAAAGATGTCTTTTTGGAAAGCAAGGTATGATGGGTATCCGATATCAATTTTAGACCATTGTAGAAACATATAGTGTCTCCCTGTAATATACGTAGGTTCCCCATTATTGTAAAACCATACACCGTCGCGCCTACGCTGAAACTCTTGTTCGACGTAAGAACGAAACTTGTTCCGAAACTCGGCAGGTTTTTCGAGCCACTCATCCATACTGCGTATCCTACGCATTTCCTCTGGCATAGGTGTGCGTTTCCACAGCTGCAACCTCTTTGGTTGGTCATGGAAGAGAATTTCCGATTTACTCGGTTTCTTTGGGAGTACCACGAGTAACCCGTGGAGCTCGATAACCTCTCCTTCTGTACCGTTAGGGTCGATCTTAATCCCCTTAGTTTCATATCCTTTTATGTCGATTAAATTAGACATCAATAACTCTGTCCGTGTGAGTTCATCCTTCCCAGCGAAGGTACGCCTTCTTTAGGGTTTTTAATCTCCATTTGTTCACCGCACTCACACTGTCCTTCAGGGTAGTAAACACTACCATTTTTGAACTTCATGGTGAGGCTTCTTACAGATTTCTCTGCTTTACATTCTCTGCAAATTAGATCGGGCATGTTGTTTAATTTAATTGGTACACCAGACAGGATTCGAACCTGTGACCGTCTGCTTAGAAGGCAGATGCTCTATCCAACTGAGCTACTGGTGCATGTGCTCCCTCCAGGACTTGAACCTGGGACCTGCCGATTATGAGTCGGATGCTCTAACCAACTGAGCTAAGAGAGCTTAAAGTATACCTTTATGTGGTTGGTTGTAACTGACTGATTATCAAAGTTATAGTCGTCCCAGTATATAAGTCCGCTCGCGCTACTTGGAGAACCTTTCTGCGAATCCTCCTGAGTAGTCTTTGTCTTTTTCGATTTCTCCATTGTCGTTTAGTTCTTTAAACATTTGTTATAGCCTCTGGCGCTCCACCAAAAGCTCT